CTGCCGACGCCGCGACCGCGATTGCAACGGCCGTCGCCGCCGCGATCAACGCGAACACCGATCTTCCCGTTACGGCCGTCGCTGCAACGTCGAGCGTCAACCTGACCGCGCGCCACAAGGGCCAGGCGGGCAACATGATCGACGTGCGGTTGAACTACAACAGCGGCGAGCAGACCCCGGCAGGCGTCGCGGCGACCGTTACCGCGCTGTCGGGCGGCACGTCGAACCCTGACATTACCGCCGCACTCGCCGCGCTGGGTGACGTGCAATACAACGTCGTCGCCTTCCCGTACACGGACGCCGTTTCGTTGACCGCCATCGAAACCGAACTTTCCGACCGCTGGGGGCCGCTGCGTCAAATCGAAGGCTTCGCCTTCGCCGCCGACCGTGGCAACCATTCCGCGTTGGGCACGCTGGGCGACAGCCGCAATTCCCCGCATGTGTCGATCATGGGCGCGTATGGCGTGCCTAATTCGCCGTGGGAAGTCGCCGCGAGCGTCGCGGGCACGGCCGCCTATTACGGCAACATCGACCCGGCGCGCCAGTTCAAGACGCTGCCGCTTACCGGCATCCTGCCGCCTGCGCTGGCTGACCGCTTCACGATGGAAGAACGCAACATCCTTCTGTACGACGGCATCAGCACGTTCAACGTTGACGCGGGCGGCGTGGTGCGCATCGAGCGCCTTATCACGACGTACAAGACGAACGCGGCCGGCGCTGATGATCCGTCCTATCTGGACGCGATGACGCCGATGTTGCTGGGGTATCTGCGCTACGACTTCCGCAACTACATCCTGCGCAAGTACCCGCGTCACAAGCTGGCGAACGACAGCACGCGTTACGGCGCGGGCCAGGCCATCATTACGCCGAAGGTTGGCAAGGCCGAGGCCGTCGCCAAGTTCCGGCAGTGGGAAGATATGGGCCTTGTCGAGAACGGCGACCAATTCAAGCGTGATCTGATCTGCGAGCGAAACGCGACGGACCCGAACCGCCTGGATTGGCTGCTGCCCGTTGACCTGATTAATAATTTCATGGTGGGCGGCGTGAAAATCGCTTTCCTGCTGCAAGGCAGCGACCTGACTGCTTAACCGAACGAAGCCGGGGAATACCCGGCTTCGCTGCTGACAATGGCAATAGTTGACGGGAAAATTCGATGCGCTGCTTGCCGGGAATGGAAAGAAACAAACCTCTTTCCGCCGTCGAGTGTCAGCGCAGGTAATGGAAGCTGCAAGCCTTGCAATGCCGCGCGCAGCGCTGCGGCGCGGGCGAAGAACCCCGATAAGTTCAATGCCACTTCGCGTAAGTGGTACGAGAACAACAGGGCGATTCACGCGGAAAGAGTAAGAAAGTGGACCGATGCGAATAAGGGTCGATTGTTCGGCAATCATCTTCGGCGCACATACGGAATCACGCTTGAAGAGTATAATTCCCTTATCGAGCGGCAGGGCGGCGGCTGCGGCATATGCGGCAGCACGCAAGACATGCGCAAGCTGCGATTTGCAGTCGATCATTGCCACGAAACGGGGAAGGTGCGCGGCGTTCTTTGCCAGCAATGCAATCGCGCGCTTGGGGTCCTTGGCGATGGAATCGCCGGGTTAATGAAGGCAATCGAATATTTGAAAGGGGCACAAAATGGCCGGTGAACTGCGACGCGGTGGTATTATCTTCGTGAAGATAGACGGCGAAATTTACAACGCCAAAGGTTCGTTCACATACAATTTGGGCAAGCCGAAGCGCGATGCCATCGTGGGGGCCGACGCCATCCACGGGTACAAGGAAGTCCCGCAAATCCCGTTCATCGAAGGCGAAGTGACCGACGAACCGACGATGGACCTTGAAAAGCTGGTGACTGCCGAAAACGCAACGGTGACGTTGGAGCTTGCAAACGGCAAGGTGATTTCGCTGCGTGAAGCCTGGTACGCGGGCGAAGGCACCGGCAACACCGACGAAGGCAACATCGGCGTTCGCTTCGAAGCGAAGTCGGGCGAAGAAATCCGGTAACGGGTTTCGGCCGCGCGCGGGGCGGCGCTGCCTTTTGGCCGCCGCCCCTTTTTAACTTCACGGAAGACGGAAAATGAAAATCAAGCTGACTACCCCGATTCAATACGGCACCGAAACCATTTCCGAACTGGAATTGCGCCCCCCGAAGGCGAAGGACATGCGCGGCCTGCCGCTGAAAATGGGCATGGATGACATGCTGACGTTGGCGAGCCGCTGCACGGCGCAGCCGCCTTCCGTCATTGATGAACTGTCGTTCGATGACGTGACGGCCGTAATGGAAGCCATCGGAAATTTTATCGGGCGTGGCCGCAAGACTGGCGCGCCGCGCTAACCCTATTCGCTTCTGAATTTGGTTGGCCGCCGTCTGTGCTGTGGGAACTGACGGCCGACGATGTGCGGGAATGGCTGGATGAATTGGGCGTACTGAACGAAATGAGGCGGCGCAAAAATGGCGGACAAAAATAAATTGGAAGTCGTCTTGTCCCTGATGGACAAGGCGACCGCGCCGCTTCAAGCGTTCAGCAAGCGCATTGAAAAGCTGCAAGAGCCAGTGCGCAAGGTGAGCAACAAGCTTGCCGTGTTCGGCCAGGCCGCAGGCTTCGGTAAGCTGCGCGATGCTGCGGGAAACGTGGGCAGCGCCTTCGGCAACGTCGCCAGCGAAGCGGGCGCGCTGGCAGCAAAGGTTATGGCGGGCGTCGGCCTGATCGGCGGCGGCCTGGCGTTTCTCGTCAAGCGCACCATTGATTCGATTGATGCCTTCGATGATTTGTCCGTCAAGGCGGGCGTAAGCGCAGAGTTCATGCAGAAAGCCGCGTATGCGGCCAAGTCCGCAGGCGTCGGCCAGGATGAGCTAGGCGCGGCGATGATGAAGATGAATCAGAACATCACGGGCGCAATCACTGGCAGCAAAGAGTTGCAAGTGTGGTTCCGTCGCGCTGGTTTGTCGATGAAAGACCTAAAGACCATGCGGCCCGAGCAGGTGTTTGAACGCGTCATGGCGGCGCTTGCCAAGCTGCCGCAGGACAGCGCGAAGGCCGGTTCACTGGCCGCCGCGTTGCTGGGCAAAGCTGGCGGGCAATTGCTGCCCATGGCGGGCGACTTCGAAAAGCTGACGGCGGAAGCCGAACGCCTGGGCGTCGTCGTATCGGGCGATGGCGTGAAGGCCGCTGCCGAGTTCAACGACACGCTGGACCGCACAATGGCGGCCATCGAGGGCGTGGCGAAGGGGATTGCAGTAATGCTGCTTCCGACGCTGCAAGAAGTGGCAACGACCGTGCAAGATTGGGTTATCGCGAACCGCGATCTTATCAAGACGAAGGTTGCTGAATGGATAGCGCGCCTTCGGGAAAACTGGCCCGCCATCAAGCAAGGCGCGCTTGACGCCTGGGCGGCTATCGAGAAATTCGGGCGCGGCGTGTCGTGGTTTGTCGATACTGTCGGCGGCGTCGGCAATACGCTTCTGATCGTCGCGGGCGTCATGTCCGGCCCGCTGATTCTGGCACTGGCGGCCGCGACGAAGGCCGTTGCCGCGTTCGGCCTGGCGCTTCTTTCTACGCCTGTCGGCTGGATCATTGGCGGCATCGCGCTAATCGCTGGCGCGGTATATCTGATCTACAAAAATTGGGACGGCATAACGAAGTGGTTTTCTGATCTGTGGGCGGGTCTGAAACAAGTATTCTTTGATGGCATTGACGATGCCCTAGCGATTCTGCGCGCGCTTGATCCGATCCCAATCATTGCGAAGGCATGGGAGCCGCTGAAAAATTATTTCTCCGGCCTATGGGACGATATTTCGAAGGTGTTCACGGAACAAATCGACAAGATTACGGGGATGCTGAAAAAGCTTGATCCGACGCAGTACGTAAAAAAGGCGTGGGATTGGGCGACGGGCGGCGGCGAAGAAGAAACGCCGCAAGACCCGATGCGCAATTCCGTCATGCAAAACGTTTCGCTTGGCGCGCCTGCTGGCGTGTCGGCGCGCGCCGTCGAAACCGCGCAATCCCGCTTGTTCGGCGGCGGCGCTGGCGGCGTGCAGACGAACAACGCGAAGGTTGAGGTAGACTTTCGCAATGTCCCGCGAGGCGTTGAAGTCACGCCAGGAAGCAACAACACGGCCCCGCTTGATCTGAGCATGGGCTACGCGATGGTTACGCCGTAAGGGGCTGCAATGGCATG